TCTCCGACCCGTTCGCGTTGAAGCAGAGCGCCATTGCATCGCGGGCAGTAGGTTCATATCCGTCGATGATGTTGTAGCTGCCGAAGTCTTCATAGACGGGGACTCCCGAGAACACACGCTGCGCGTAGGCGAGCGCGTTGAGGATGTCGCGCTTGCCGGAAGGAAAGTTCAGTATCTCCGCGACCAGCTGCGCGTGCTGCCCGCGTCCGCCCACGAGCACCACGTCCCCGGCTTCGAAGAACGGTTGCAGGCCCATGATGAACTGTTCTTTCGAGCGGTCCTGCGGTGCCTGGATCGCCTTCAGCGGCAGGCTCACCCCGCGCCGCAGCATCTCCGCGCGCATCGGTTGCAGCAACCACTCGTCCAGCGAATTCTTTTCAATCGCCACATTCGCGTCATCGAACCGGCGCGACGTGTCGAACGCATCCGCGATTATCTGGTCTGGTTTCCAGTACTCGCCGGAACTTGCGTGCACGTAGATGCGGGTTCCGAGTCTTGAAAGTACCACCCGGCCAGTGCGGTCGCTGCTAGTAACGCTAGCAGTTCGGGCAGGATCAACCACCAGCGTTTTCGGGAGCCACGGCGCCGGGTCGAGTGCGATTTCACGGATGTGCTCACTTTCAAAAGGTTTGTCCTGACTGCCGATCGCCATCAGCATCAACTCTTGCAAAAACCCGCGCAGCTGCCCGGCCTTCTCGTACCGGTCGCGCTCCTTCCGGATCCACTCCATCGGGAAGCGTTCCGGCCAGAGCGCCTCTGTCGCCGGGTCGTCAATATCCCCGTTGCAGATCGGAAAGCGCAAGGTCGTCCACTGGTCGTCAGCCCTTAACCGCGACACAAGGCAGTCTTCCGCCAGAGGCGTCTGGGTGACGCGCACCTTGCGCTTCTCCTTGTCCATCGCGGGGATCAACTGGAGATACAGCTTCCTCAAGGTGGCATCCACCGCCGCCTTGTCCTTCACCATTGTCTCGTTCTCGATGTCGTCCAGGTACGCTCTATCCGGGCGCCAGTCATGCCACTTGAAGCCTCGTAGCTCTTCCTCCCACCCGTGCGCCTCCAGCAGTACGCCGTTCGGAAGTTCGAACTGGTGCTCGTTCCACAACCTGCCGCGATGTCCCGTCAGCTTCCCGAACAAGGCCAAAAGCTTCATGTTTTTCGCGGCTTCGTTCTTTATCGCCTCCAGCCGCTGACAGGCTTTTGTGTACGTCTCGCCAATGATCAGACAGTAGTTGAAGTTGGCGAAGCACGCCTCCATCAGCAGGTGCTCCTCCGACAGGGTGGACTTCGCAGCACTCCGGAATGCCTCGATCAGCACGAGCTCATCAGCGCTCCTCCACGCGTCCATGATCTGCACGTGGAACGGGGGGCTGGCCTGCGGATGCCGGTGCGGGAACAGCATGGCGCTTGCCAGCGCCCGGTCTTCCGAGATTACACGCAGCGTTGCCGCGCTTGTAAGACCGGTCATGTCAGTTGCGTGTTGTCTACCAGAATGCCGTTAAGTGACGCGAACCCTTCCGTGGGCGCGCCATTCAACTTCGTCATCCGGATCGTGATCGCGTAGGTAGCCGGCACCACGGCACCCGTGATGATCGTTCTCTGTAGCACCGCGCCGGGAAGCGTCGTGTACTCGTTCGTTATCTGAACCTGCAACGTCGGGTCCACCCGCGTGAAGCCGAATACAATTCCCGTCGTAACGGTCGTCCCGCCACACTCGGGCAGCACGTCCGTTACCAGCAGCGTCATGTTCGCCGGCACCGTGTACACGCACGACTTCGCGTAACCGTAGCCCGCCCTCGCAATCGCCTGCGTGGCGCCCGCGCCCGTCAACCTTAGCGTAATGTCGCCCGCGTTGGTGTGTCCGCTGCCACTCGTCATGATGTTCAGGCCGTTCACGCGCAGATACGTCCCCACGCTCTGAACCGGCGTCACGCCGTTCATCGTGATGACTTCGCTCAGCGGATTGAAGTTGGCGTCCAGGCCCGTAATCATCATCGTGCGCGCGCCGGTGCCTGCTGCCGTGTCGTTCGCTGAAGCGGAAAGAATTTCCAGCTTGCTGGCGACTGTCTGGAACGGGTATGCGCTTGCTCCCTCCCACACGTCAGTACCCGCACCCGGCGTTGGCGAGTGTCCGTAGACGGCCACTCGCGAATGTCCTGCCACGCGCCCGAGACTCGACGTGAAAGGAATCGGCATGATCGCCGGATCCTGACTGACTGACTTCACATATCCGTTACTCGCCATGGTTGGCTCCCTGGGGTTTCCGCGCGATTATGGCATGGGTATCATTACAAAAGGCTTACGGAATGTTTTTTCGGTTCGCGGTTTGGGAAACAGGTGTCCAAATTTAGCCACCCGTCCGGCGGGAGGGCCGCCGGGTCCCAGAGTTTGAGAATGATTCTCATTCCAAGCCCGAATCGCGAATCATTCTCGATAACTTCAGGTCGAGATACCTCCACCGCTATGCGAACGGGGGTACGTGTGGGGGTATCTCGCCTGTTCGCAAACCGGAAAAGCCTTACGGATCAAGGGCTTACGCTTCCAGTTCGATTGTTCATAGAGCAACCTAACTCGATTCCAGACCGCGATTTGCTGGCCTAGGCAACCATTATCAGATGATAGTGATTCGCATTTCGGAAAGTAGAGCCAATGGGCCGAGGCGTGTTTTCGGGACGCGCAGAGGAGGTCATTTCGCCCACCAAACCGCAATTCGCTAACATCTTAGCGAAAGACTTTCGCCGGCGCTCGCGCGACCATAATGCGATTTGCGTATAGCGAATCCTTTCGGTATTCGCAAACTGGAAATTTTATGTCGGATTCCCTTGTGTTCCGTTTTGCAACTGCTATAGTGGAGTCATCAACAACGGAGAGACAAAATGTTCACCTACGAAATCGTCATCGAAGTCAACGGTCGCGCTGCACGATTTGTCGAAGACGCTGATTCGTGCGAGGCAGCACAGGAAAAGCTGATCGCATGGCTGGAACTGGAAGGCAACGTGCATGGCGCCATCCGCGGCATCATGAAACTCTGGTAAGGAGACACATCATGGTTTCAACCCTTCATACCGTCCTGGTGCTGCTATCCAACGCCTATCTCGAAATCGCCTGCCCCGACATGGAAGCGCCTGAAATGCGCCGGCACTGGATGATCCGTCGCACTGTTGACCTCCGTTATGTCGTGTGGTGCTGACATGGGCCTCTACACTCAGGACAATCTGAAAACCGCTTACGAAGACGGCAAGCGGCAAGGCTACGACGAAGGCTGGCGCGCAGCGCGTGAGCGGGCGAACCTGGAACTTGCTCAGCTTCGGGCGCAGGTTGAGTTGCTGGTGAAACACGTTTCCACTTTGGATTACCTGCAACCGACTGCCATCGTTCTGGAGCAAAAATGACCTCTTTCTGGCCTTACACATACAAACAGCGCGTCGCGTACTGGTTCGCGCGCATCGACGCCCAGTCCTTCATGCAATGGCTTCCCGATGGCATTGAAGGCGTTTCCAACCTCCCTGGATGCTGAAATGATACGTTACGCCATCCTGATACCCGGCGACGAGATGATCGGCTTCATCGACTGCGCAGGCCACCCTACGCTGGAGATGTGCGCCGACGCCCTGGCAGCGGAAGCGGGCTTCCCGGACCGCGATTCCTTTCTCCTCGCCAACCCCGAACTGAACACAATCGGCTTTGCGCCCATCCACTAGGGACAAACCCCCGAACTGGAGAAATTTTCCAGTTCGGGCTTGTCTTTCCGTTTTGCAATTGCTATAGTGGAGTCACTGGATAACACAACACGAAGGAGAAACGGAATGAAAGACGCTTCCCACCTGATCGCCCTGCAAACGCGCCTGGCTCACGAAAACGAATATCTGGCAGCTGCGAAGACGCAAAAGGAAATCGCGATCCGCACGGTGTGGATCGCCCAGATCGAAAAGGAAATCGCTGATGAGAAGAAATTCATCGGCTTCGAGGAAATCTCCCCGGAAGTCGACAACATGAGCGCCGACGACCTTCTGGCAGAACTCCTCGGCTAAAACCCCTCACAACGCCCCGCAAGGGGCGTTCTGCTATCTACCCCCTCACTCCCTCTCAACGAAAGGCCCTTGCGCCCGTCTCGCGCGTTCCGCAGCCAGGTATAGCTGCTGATCTGCATACGTGATACACGGCTGGCACCATAGCGGTCCTTCCCACCTCACCAGTTCCAGAAGGCGCACGCTGAACTCCCGGCCACAGCATACGCACAGCACTGAGTCATCGCGCCGCATTGTGGCCTCCTGCCAGCATGGCGAGAATCTCTTCCTGCTCTTCCGTCACGTGAATCGGTTTGTGATTTTTTCTGAACCTGATTTCGCTACCTTTGCCAAGTTGATCGCTGGGCCAGATCGAGACGATCTCTTCGGAATTCACTACCACAGGAAACTCGAAACCGCCATGAGTGAGCGTGATAAACATTTCATTTTCCTTACGTAAGCTAAAAGTCAAAAAGGAGGGTCATTCAGCTCATTCACTCATTCGCTTATAAAGCGCGAATGAGATGAATGAGGCTTCTGACTTCATTCAACCTCATTCGAATGACCTAGAATGAGCCCGAATGACCCGAATGAGGCAGGCTCAACCTTTCACCATCCTTACAAATATGGCCCGCGATTGCGATCTTCGCGATGCTTTTCCGGATGCTTTGCGACTGCGAAGGATCGTGGTCGTTCTCCCTCTGCTTCGCCTTGACGGCTTCAACGAGTTCCGTTTCTGTCATTTCGATAGACATTCCAAGCGAGGTGCGAAACACTTCGTAGATGAAAATCTGCTGCTCGTTGGTCAGGGGCTTTCCTTCCGCCTTGCTGATCGTCTTCGCCTCTTCCTGCACGTAGCAGGACGTGATGACCTTGCCGCGCGGTGTCGTGCCAACTTCCACCGACTGGAGGGAGAATCCGAACTTCGCGCCGCGCTCTCCGTCTTTGAGTTTGTCCACGATCATCGTGCGGTCCTTATCCTTCGCCACGACTTCAAGCACGAAGTCCGCGCCTGCGTACAGGGAACTGGAGCCGCGCATGCCTTTGGTCTCATCCTTGCCCGTATGGTGAACCAGCACCACCAGCGCGCCTGTGTCGTCCGACAGGATCTTGCAATGCCGCAGGACGAGCGACATATCCTTGCTGCTGTTCTCATCGCCGTCGTGCGATAGCGCGAGCGTGTCAAGGAAGATGAGGCCGGCATTTTGCGAACGGAGTTTGATGGACTTCGAGATAGCGTGAACGGATTCGAGAGTCGCGAGGTTTGGCTGGTAATCGACAAACCACGGCATGGCACCAAGACCGTTGTGTTGCAGATACGCGGCAATGCGCTTCTTGATGCCGTTGCCAGCCTCCGCCGCGACGTAGAAGGTATCCGCCTGCTCGATCTGTTTCAGGCGCCACACGCCGCCCCGTTGGACGGCGCAAGCCATGTCGAGCGCGAAGAAGGTCTTGCCGGAACCGGACGCGCCGTAGATGACGCCAACTTGGGCGCGCGGCACCACGTCCTCGATCAGCCAGTCGATATCCTCAAACCCAATCGCGAACTGCGAACCTTCGCTGAAGGGCACAGGATCGTCCGCCGTGGCCTGCGGATGCGGTGGCGCGGGTTCGTGCTGCGGAACCTCTTTAAGAAGGCTACGCAGGGTGATCGGCTTTCCCGTGTATCGGCCTATGGAATCCCATTTGTAATCAAAAGTCTCCCGCACGTATTTGGCAGACTTCATCGCCCACGCGCGAGCGGCTTCCCGGCCCTCTTCGCCCAGCTCATGGTGAACCGCGCACAGCACAGGGAAAAATACGCTGTCGTAATCCGCGTCATCGTTCGGAAGTTTTTCCAGAAGAAAAACGACTTCCTGATAGGTTTTTCCTACGGGTTCGGAGTACGCGTCGAAGTCGTTCAACGGTGCGGCTTTGGACTCAATTTTGAGCCCCGCCTTGGCAGTCCACCTGCCCGCGAGCACTTCAGCGTCCCCAATAGCTTCGAAAGCGCGGATTACTTCGACCGCCTGGCTAAGCGATATGGTTGGCAGACTGGCGTGATCTACATTCGATATGCCTGCGTCACTGAAGCCATCGAACCACGTGTAAGGCTTCCCGGTATCCGGATGGACGTTGTAGGCTACCCATTGCTCACCGACACCGAGTATTTCCACTTTCTGGTCATTTTCGCCGTCGAAGTAGATCTTGGAGCTTTGCTTGCGGAACGGCTCGCCTGCGAAGCGCATGGGAGTCATGAACTTGGGCGCAAGCCCGGTACGCGTCAGCACGCACTTATTTTCGAATATCCGGTCGATCTCGGCGTTGACCAGATTGGAAACGCGCTCATCCAGAACGTCAACGTCAATCGCCGGTGTATTCGCGGCGTTTATGCCAACGGCGGCACCTGCGTAGCCATTCCCCAGCCATTTATTGATGTCTTCCTCAGTAGCGTGGACGTTCGGCCAGCCTTTCAGCAGGCATCTTTTGCTTTTGAAGGGGAGCGGCAGAACGCTATACCCCAGCGCACGAAGACGCTGCCCGTGCTCTTTTAGATAACGCATCAGGCCTCCTGCGTGCGAAGATCCTTTTGAGCTTGAACCCAGGCCTCAACTTCAGCAGAGTCCCAGAAGACGCGGGAGCCAACACGAACAGGTTTAGGAAAGTCGGTGCGCTCCATCACCCGGTACAGGGTGGCGCGCGAGACAGGAACGAGGGACAGTACATCGATAATCGGGATGAGCATGACGTCTCCTGAGACGAGGTGAGACGTCATCCTACACCCGACCCGCCAACCCCGCAATAGAAAAAGCCCGCATTGCGCGGGCTCTGAAAACAACAAAGGAGACGGGGCTAGTGTATCAGGTTTTCAGAAGCGCGCGGGCGAACTGGATGTGGACAGGCCGACGATCTCCGTGTTTGCGAAACACGGCGTTATTCAAGTCCTGCCACATTTCTTGAAGTTGCTCATCCGTCAGAGTAAACGCTTCCGGTGCGCTGGCGGGGTGGGCAGCGTAGAGCAATGTATCGTCAGGCACATCTCGCAGAAACACAACTTCCTTAACTCGCTTGCCGAGGCTAAAGGGCCTATCTGACTCGTACGACTGCACCCGCGCCACCGCTCCGGTAGTCAGCGCATCGACGGCTTTCTTTCCGTTCTCGTATCCGCGCTCGTACTCACGCGCGCATTCAAGCGCGGTAGCTACGTTGTCGGGGAGCGGATGGACAATCCGACGAAACGACGGACCGATACCCTCAAAGCCTTCTTTCGGGACGTCCTGCCAGTCGCCTCTTTTAGTGCGCCATTGGTAGATGGCCCCAGTCAGCGCTTTCGGATCGCTGGCGCTCCCGGCGAGGACGGCGCATGCCAAACTATCAAGACGTTTGGCAATCTCGATAAAGGGCTTTGCGTTTTCTGGTACACCATCATCAAAGTCAGGGTATTCCTG